GTGGTGATAGAAACAAATTAGATCAAATCGAAGCAATAATACAGGGTAGGAATTATTAGCATCCAACGGAAAGTAAACAACAAAAAAGACCCCCGAAGGAGTCTTTTAGTTTTGCTAATGGAGATTGATTGTCGTGTACAAAGAAGACTAGGCAGGAAGTTTCCTCGCATCCGACTCATACATTAAACCACCCCTTCCGTAAGGATGCAAGTTTTATTTTTAAACCGCTAGACCAAAACCACCAGTCTTCGTATGTACATCATAGGTGAAGGTAACAGTGAAGCGAACCATTTCACTATCACCATAGTCCAGAGTGATCTCACCTACGCTAGAAGGCCATACACGTTCGAACTGGTGCTTACCTAGTACCGTAGTCTCATCGTGTGCCATGAGTGATGCATGAAGATCGACTGCATACTCATTTTTCGATAGACCACCACCAGTACGTGAGTTCGAGATACCATTCTCCATCCAGTTTTCAAAGAAGTTGTACACAGCGTGAGCTTCATTATCACGGAACTGAACAGTAAACGTACCAGGAGAACTATCACGGCCAGCATAACGAGCCTGCCGAGATTTATAATTGACCTGAATAGTTTCGACGGATTTCTCGGGAAGATTGATGTTATCGGCTTGTGCGGTTAAAAGCTCAAGCTGACCGATGGTGCTGTTAGATAAAAGTCCGATCTCCCATGCATATGCAAGTTGTGGGGAATATTCGGAATTTCGTACATCTTGGATCGTTGTAGCCATTTATGTGTTCTCCTATTATGGAACATGAAACATTTTCATTGGTTTTACTATTTAGAAATATGATTTTATATAATTGAGGTGGACTACAAATCGAGTCCCGTGTTATAAATACCCAATATTCAATTCAAATACAAACGGACGTAGAATATGACAAATGCAGAATTGCTCGATTGGTATGGTGTATTGGGTCGCCCGATGATCAAGTTCATTCCATCGTTGAGTGGTGCATATGCTGATTTCAAACAAGCATTAGTTGAAAACATCCCATTTCTTATAGGAACAAAGAACGCCGGAATACGACATTACATCCGGTGTCTGGAAGAAAATATTCAGTCAATACCTCCATGTGAGCACTGTGGTGGTGAAATTTCTTCTGTAGCCGATTATGGCAATTTTCGTCGTTTTTGCTCCAAGCAATGCACCGCCATTGGTACGTTAGATCAAAAACGCAAAACATCACTTGAAAACCATGGTACTACTCATCACTTGAAATCCAAAAAACAACAAGAAGTTGTAAAGAACATAATACAATCAAGATATGGCGTGGATCACGTTTCACAAATAAAAGAAGTAACCGATAAAGTCAAAAATACAAACAAAGAAAAGTACGGTAATTCTGTTTATTTTCTTAGTGATGATTACAAAGAAAAGACCAAACGAACTTCATTTGAAAAATATGGCGTTGGTCATTTTTCATCATCTGATATCGTAAAAAACAATAAAAGAAATAACAACAAAGAGCGATATGGTGTTAGCCACCCAATGATGACGGACGAGGTAAAGGATAAAGTAAAGAAAACAGTACAAGACAGATATGGTGTTGATAGTGTTTTTATGTTGGATAGTGTTAAAAATAAAAGCAGACTAACAAACATAAGTAAGCTGGGGGTTCCTTATGCGCTATCATCACCGGAAGTACGAGATAAAATTAACAACACCCATATAGCACGTTACGGGTGTCACTACACTCAAACGGAAGAAGGAAGAGAACGGTTAAAGACAACAGCAAATGAAAAATATAACCGTGATTTCTCATCACAGAGAGATTTAACTGATTATGCATATCAGGTGTTATCATCAGAAGATACACTAAGCACTCATTATAGTGAGTTTGAATCTATAACCGAAGCGTCAGATGATTTGGGTATTGCTATTTCCACGTATGCTAAACGACTAAAATCACACAATATACCAGTAAAATATGACTCGATGACCAGCGTAGGGCATCGTTCTTTGCTTGATTTTCTTATGAACGAGTGTGGTATTGATGAAAGTCTTATCGAAAATAATCGAAGAGACGTTCTTAGTAATCACAAAGAGGTTGATATCTTCATAGAATCAAAAAAATTCGCAATAGAATATAACGGTACATACTGGCACTGTGATGATTTTAAGCATAAAAATTACCACCAAGAGAAATCATTGTGTGCTTTAAATGATAGTATTCGGTTGTTGCATGTATGGGAGTATGACTGGGCTGATGAGCATAAACGAGAAATCATTAAGAACAAAATCAAGTCAATGATTGGGTTACGCAATGAATCTGTATTCGCTCGAAAAACTACACCACGTATTGTATCTGGTAGCGAAGCAAAAATATTCATGCACAATAACCACATCCAGGGATTTAAGCCATCGTTGATGCATATTGGTTTGTTCTCCGAGAATCACAACATGGTTGCTTGTATGTCGATTAAAAAGAAAAATAACCATGAAAACACGATTGATATTTCTAGGTATGCAACATCCGTGGCAGTCGTGGGTGGTTTTAGTAAACTTCTAAAATTCATCACACGGAACAATGACTGGATTAAGCACATAGAATCGTATTGTTCATTGGATTATGGCAACGGTGGTTTATATGAAGCATGTGGTTTTACGCTAGAACACATCACCAAACCAAATTACAGATATGAAAAGAATAATACGATTATAAGTCGTGAGAGGGCAATGAAAAGTAAACTACCATCGTTATTACAAGAATTTAACCCTGAAATATCTGAGGTTATCAATATGAAAAATCATGGGTTTCGTAGAATTTTTGATTCAGGTTCCATGAAATATACACTGACTGTATAAAGAAAAAGGCTCCCATAATGGGAGCCTTTCTTTGGTATTGCTAATCACTCTTTACGCAGCAGGTGCAGTAAGCTCAACACCCGTAGGCGATACCGTAACCTCAAGTCGAATGAATTCCATGGTCAGCGTTGGTTGGATTGCAACACGAACAATGAACTGGTTCTGTCGAATCACCAACGGTGTGTTCGCAGTTTCAGTATCAACATAGAAACCATACAAACCACCATTCGACTGAACACCTTCAAGGAAAGAACTAAGAATGTAATTTGCGTTATCGCGGTTGAACGCGGTGTTGGGTTCAAATACGAAAGGTTTGAGATCAGACTTACAGCGCTCGGTAATCCATAGGACGTTGTTAACTACGTTAGCACGATCCATAGCTGATGCTTCATACTGCATCATCTTCTGACCCCAGATCAGCGCATTGACGCCTGCATAGGTAGTAACTGGGTTAACCCCATTGGTATACAGGTCATCGCGCTCTTCTTCGGTGAAAATAGCAGACGTACCACGTGCATCAAGAACACCACGACGCATACCAGCAGGTGCATCCCATGGGTTGAACTCATTGAATGTACGAACATAGGCAGCAGCCACATCACCAGACGGAGGAATCGTAATTTCACGGCTGTTGAATTTGTCATACACACGAATCCAACCACCATACATGGCAGCTCGATTGGTGCTGTTTGTGAAGTTTTGACGCCATGCGATCATTCCAGGAACGTCATCCATTACATCAAAAGGAACATCCAGAATTGCACGGCAATCAGAACGAGACTCCGCAACCGAAATCATCTTCTGTTGTACATCAGCAGACGCAAAACCCGCATTAATCAGAATCTTCGCCTGTACGAGTTCGTCATTCAAGAAGTCATCCCATACAGCAGCAACTTCTGTACTGGTAGGTGCGATAGTGTCATCCGTACCACCAGACAACGTAACCGTAGAAGTGAAGTCATAATCACCCGCAATCGTGGGGTTGTCTTCAACGCGGATATAACGTGACTGGTTATTGATGACTTCTTCGATAAAGACGTTAGCACCAAAACCATTTTGTGCCTCGGGATCACGGGATACCTCAAAACGTTCAACCTGTGTATCACCATCAAGTACAACAACAGCAAAAGCATCGGGGATACCTGATGGGTTTGAGCCTAGCAACGCACCGAACTTAACACTGATACTGTTAGCCCATGAACCTGGGTTGGCAGCAGTGATGCTGAGTTGTTCATCCGTACCACTCATGAGAGCGCCTGTAGCGACTGCGGCATCTACGGTTACTCGACGTACCGTTAATGCGTTAGCACTGCGTAGAAAGCGGAATGCGCACTGTAGTGATGGGTTATCGCGTGATGGGATACCATACAAGGCCATCAGTTCATCAGCGGATGTTACTTTTGTTGGTACAATTGGGCCTCGCTTAGAGCGAACCACAATACCACCAGACATCGGTGCAGCGCCTTCTTCTAAAAATGAGTTGTCGATGATTTCTTCATATACACCAGCAGATAGTGGAAATGTCATTTATTACTCTCCTTTGTTCTGGTTGTTGCGTTCTTCATCAATAGATGAAGTGCGGACTTTCGTTTTCCGAACATCTGATTCTTT